CCAAATACCATGACCACGGTTCTATGGCCTCGGAATATCCCTCTGACGATGTGGAGGCTTTTGTCAATTCCGGGTCTGCCGTGTTCGACAAGTACGCCGTCGAGGCTTTACGCCCCACGACAAAGATGCCGCCGCGCTATGTTGGCGACATATACGCCTATGGCGATGAGGGGGAGGACGCGCTGCGCGAACTGCGCTTCAAGGCTGACGCACAGGGGCAGCTCGCTGTGTGGAACCTGCCCGACCCGGCAGACCCCGACGACCCCGAAATGGTAACAGACCGCTATCTGACCGTTGTCGATGTCGGAGGCCGCTCGCATACCGCCGACTGGTCGGTCATCGTGGTGTTCGACCGCCTGCTGATGATGGACGGCGGAAAGCCCTCCGTTGTGGCTCAATGGTACGGCCACATAGATATGGACCTGCTGGCTTGGAAAGCGGCGCAAATCGCAGCGTTCTACGACAATTCCCTGCTTGTCATCGAGAGTAACACCCTTGAAACCCACGATAAGGAGCGCGATGTGGACGGGGACCAGTCGGCGGCTATCCTCAATCAGATCAAGGATATCTATCCGAATCTCTACGCCCGTAAGCAATCGGAGGACGCAATCATTCAAGGTTTGCCGGTGCGTTATGGCTTCCACACGAATATCGCGACCAAGCCTATGATAATCTCGACGCTCGTCAAGGTCATCCGCGAGGGGCTGTATATCGAGCGCGATAAGCGCTGCGTTGATGAATACCTTAACTATGAGAAGAAACCCAACGGCTCTTTCGGGGCAAAGCAGGGTACGCATGATGACCTGTTGATGACCCGCGCTATCGGTCTGCACATCTGTTTCTATGAAATGCAACTGCCGCAAGTGGTAGCTCGCGGCAGCAACTCTCTCAAATATACTCCGAAAATCGTGTCAATGGCATCGTTTTAGCCTTATGCGACCTGCGGTTGTGTGCGCCTCGCATGGATTGTTGTAATTGTCCTACGGCTTCCATGTTCGCGCCCTGCTGTGCCTGTGCCATAAGTTGAGGCGATACACCCTCCGGCATCTGACCCGATTCCAGTTGCTCTTTCTGAGATTGGATGGACTGGAGAAGTTCGTCCGCAAAGGGGAAATTGCCGGCCTGCAAGAGCTGTTCCAACGAAATGGCTTGTTGCTGCCACAGCTGCATGAGGAAGTCGTTGGCCATAGCACGGTATGCCGGGGTGGCCTGGCTCGGTACAATGCTTAGGTCAAACTCCACATCGCGAATCTTGCGTGGGTCATATTCTATCTGTGAGCCGACACGACCGGCGATATTGAACACGCGCTTTTGGTCGTAGAACTGCTGCATGTTCTTGACATCTTTGTAGGCGGCATCGCGCACAAACTCGCTGAAGGAGTCAAGCAGGTCAAGCAATGATGTGGTGGCGTTCTGCGTCTGTTGGTTGTAGAGTGCAGCCGACATTCCGGCATAGCCGGGTTTGCCCTGCAACGCGCCGTTCACGCCGGATATATCCTCAAAGAATTTCAGTTGAAGGTTCAGTAGCTCCTGTATGCCTATGTTCGTGGAGTTTGCCTGTATCTGTTTCGGTATATCTCGGGTCTTGCTCGGCTGATAGACTATCACGCCGTCAAGACGGCTCCATGTGTCGGCAAAGTCCTCCGGCGACATTCCTTTAGGAATTGTGTCCGAGGGGATTAGCAACACGCCTTTTGCCGAGCTTCGCATTATCCAGTCGTAGAGGGTGATTAGACGGTTGGTATATCGCTGTTGGTCTATCACGTCACTTACGAATGAGTGTATCTCTCCGTCAATGAATGGATACGCCTTGAACACATAAGGGTGGCTCTTATGGTCGTATGGCGTTTCACCCTCCCGGAGAATATCTCCGAACGGTGTCAGATAGTAGAAATACCAGAATGAATCCATGAACCACTCGGCCCGGATAAGCGGTATCTCCTCCTTGGGCATACCCGCAGCCATGCCCTGCATCACGCGCCGGGTATTCTCCTCAACAACCATCTCGTTGTAATCTTCAAGGTCTATCTTGAACACCTCGCCGTTGTTGTAGTCGTGGCACCAGTAGCGCGGCTTGGTTTCCTTCCGCCATACCTCGATGACGCGGCAACGGCTCTCGTCCCTCGGCACAAGAAAATCCATTTCGGGAATCTGAGAGAAGCCGAATTCCTCCCATGCCTGGGTCAGCACGATTTTCTCCCGCGCGGCCCGGTATATCTGCGCGAGTTTGGCATAGTCGGTCGGTGATTTGGCAAACTCGTGGCACACATCCTCGAAGCTGACATCATGAATTTCCCCCACACAGGAGCAGTCCCATGTGCGGAAGTCGCGCATGTTGTTGTCGATGAAGAAATTGTTGGGCTGCACATACTCCGTCCAGCAATCCTCCTTGTCGTTCAAGCGCCCGAACCACTTGCGGTGCACGATCATGCCGGAGATAAGGAACTCCTCCATAGTCCTTGCGTAAAGTTCCGTCATGCGGTTGAGCTGCATGTTGTATTGCAACACCGTCGACATGGTCTCCGCCAGTTTCTGCTCGTCCCGGTCCCGGGCATAACAGGTCGGCTCGGTGGCCTGGCTGCGGTACACTCCGATCACGTTGCGCACAAGCCGCCGGATGAGGTTGTTCTTCAGCGGTATGTTCCCCTGCTTCATGATATACTGCTCCTCGGTCATCCTCACGCCGTTGACACACACTATGTCACCCCATTGGTCGCCATAGTTATATCGTTTGTTACGCTCCCGGTCGCGGCGGAAGCGGTACATATTCTGATACAGCGTCTGCGCCTGCAACAGCACTTCGGTTGCCCGGCGCGTTTCGTCACACCGCGCACGGCTCCGGGCCACGCTGTCCATCTCCTCCGCGCCCGCGGGGCGCACTTTGCTTAATCTGTTCAGTTTTATTGCCATCTCCTAATCGGTGAATGTATCGGTGGCAAAGTTACTCACCACCGATACATCTTTAACTTTATCTGTTGGGTTGCATAGGCTGTGGATGTAGCCTTTGATACTGGGAATAGAAATCATTCATCAGAGTTGTCAGTTCGGCCATTGCCGACTGTTGAGTCTCGGCGTTTTCTGCTCGCAGAACCCTTACCATAGCGGCGCGATACGCGGGAATAGTGGTCGCTATCAGCGAGGCTTCTTCCGGGGACTTGGATTGCAGCCACATCTTGGAAATGCGGTTGAGCTGCTTTTCAAGACTGCCGAAACGCTGATATAGACCGAAATCCGGGTCTTGCTGGAGAGCTGCGTGGGCCTGGGCGGCTGCAACATAATCCGTCCTTAACAATGCTTTTGCCTCTTTTGCTTTTGCGTCTACGGCGTTGTATCGCTCTTCAAAGTCGGTGTATGCTTCATTGACCGCCGCATCGCCTTTATTCTCCATGCGCTCTTTCATCTTTTTCTCAGCGGATTCTTCATATCGACCAAGGCGTTCCTCATCGCTCCATGACCATGGGGCGAGAGGTGTGCCGCGCATCACCTTGTATTCCGCGTATCGCTGCGCCAACTGTTCCGGCGTAAGTTTGCTTGCCTCTTCGCCGCTCAATCCAATCTCGTCAAAATAGAGCTTGTCAAGTTGGCTCTGCGGCACTTGCAGGATGCGCATAACGAATATGGCCGCTTCATGGCTCAATGCGGGGTCATCACCGCAAGCGTCAAAGATGGCGACTGCGGCATCGGTAATGCTCTGTGGATTCATGCCGATACCCGACTGCACGATAAGATTGATGATGTCATTGACCGCCTCGGCATTTTTACCACCGATAAACTTGTTGGTAATGCTGTTGATGTCACCCGACACCGGCATATCCTTTGTGAGCTGGTTGAAACTCCATTCTCCACTTGCCGCCATATTGCCGAAACTGCTCAGCACGTCGCCGCCGGTCAGCCCCTCAACACTTCCGAAATAGGCATGGGTCATTGCATCGTCCCACATTTTGCCTTTTTCGTCATCATCATTTCCGAAGATGATGTAAGGGAGATATGGCCCGAGATTCCATGCCAGTTCAAGAATGACCCCAAAAGTTGCAAGTCGGATAAGGTCTTTACGGATTTGTCGGCCATATCTCTTTTGGGCAGCGTCCTCCGCTTTGGCGCGCTCCTCGTCAGTAGCGTTGTCTGGGTCAACATTCCAATCACGGAGTATCTGCTTGGCCATAAACTCTACGCTCTTTGCACGTTGGCCGGGTGTAAGATTGCGTTTGAGATTTCTGATTGCGTCATACTCTTGTCGGGTATAGGACATGGCAGAATTACGGAACACGGTGAACAGAACACTCAGCCATGAGCGGTCTACCTGCATTGTCGATAGGAACGGCGATTCAGAGGACTGCTGTGTCTGATTGAACAGAATGGCTGCGTCCTGCAACGCTCGTTTCTCGGCAGCGTCAGCCGGATACCCCTCTTTGAGATATTGCTTCCGCCGGGTTTCATACATAGCCCTCGCACCAATGCTGACAGTTACCGCGTCGACAAAGGCATTAGGGGTCATACCGATACGCGATGAAATCTCCATCACGCGATTACGCCACATCTTCCAGTCCATATCCGATTTGAGAAGTCGTGGGTCACCGCTGATGCGCGAGTGCCAACGCTCACGGAAGATTGGCATATTCTCCATACACCATTTGAAATCCCCGTAGGGATTGGCGATGCTCTTCGCGATTGCCCCAATGCTGACTTCCGGCGCATAGGCAGGTGCGGAAAGCAACTGCTTTAATGCGGTGAACATTCGGAAGCTCACCTTTGCCGCCGTCACTCCTTTGGCGATGTTCACCGCGCTCTTGTCGAGGTCGGCAATCGGAGGACGATATTCACCTGCCGCCATCAGACAGAGGTCGTTGAAATTATCCCACAACTTGCGGCCACCGCCATAAACGGTAGTCATGTTGATTACCTGATTGCGGAAACGCTTGTAAGTTCGCAGGGTGTTGAGGTCACGATTCCATTCAGCGTATGCGCTCCAATGCTCCATTTGGGTAACATGGTCAAGTATCACGCTCAGAGCGTCCGCGCCGGTGATGTCGAGCGCGAGGTTGTTGACTCTGCGCTTGATGATGCTGCCGGTCTTTGTGGTGATACCGTCCGGGCGGTTTGGTTGATTCACATCGTCCTCTTTGTCGATACGGGCATTGGCGAGTATCTTCAAGGGGAAATAATTCTCAATCGCGGCCATAGAGGCACCGAACATGCGCTTGTGGGTTTCGTTGTATTCGTTGCGTGTAGCTACAAGAAATTCCTCCTGCAACCAATCTCCGAGAGCCTTGAAACGAGGGTCAAGGAAATTCTCTATGTCGGCAATATCTTCTTCGGTGATGCCCATGCGGCGCAGTTTCATGCGTCCGTCTGTCATCTTGTCAACCATGTAGATGTAGAGGAGGTTGCCCTGCGTCAGTTCATGGCCGCGCATCTCGCCGCCGTCCCAAAATGAAACGGTCGCTTTCGGAAGTTTGCCCTCCATGCGGATAATGCTTCCCCACGTCTTGCTCTTGCCGAACAATTCTGCGGCTTTTGCGTCGAGCCGCGCGAACTTATCCTTGACACCCTGCAACTCCTTGTTTCGGCAGTCAACCCAGCCGCGCATAAAACGGTTCCACAGATAACCCTCGCCGTTGGCACTCTTATTGCCGAACACACGCATTACCTGGTCGAATGTAGCGAGAGGCGAGAATAGTAACCGCACAAAGCCATTGTTGGCCATCTTATCTTTCCAATCATCGCGATGATGCTCGTTGTTGGGTCTGCCTTCCATATCAGAGTTGGCATTATGGTGTATCTCGTTGACACGGGCTTTCTCGGCCTCTCTGAAAGCCTTTGCATTCTCGATGCTGCCACGCAGGGAATCGGAGAGCCGTCCTACAAGATTGAAGTATGCTTCGGCTCTCTCAATCTTGTTTTTGCGGATTGCGTCCTCGGTGGTCTCCACGAACTGCCGATAAGCGTCAACGGTCATGCGTCCGGCATCCTTATCTTCCTTTGCGGTTTTAAGGCTGTCGCGCAGGTTTTTTTCCTCGGCTTTGCTGTCGGCGATGTTCTGAACATACTCAAGAGCCATGTTGAGACCGGCATATTCAAGTGCGGCTTGGTCGGCTATTGTTTGGTCCGGGTCACTCATGCGGTTCAGAGCCTCGGCTATGCGGTCGTTGATGTCATCCTCTTTTAGACTGATGGCTTCTTTGACAACCTCCATAGTTCGTTGGCCGTCTACATCGAGCATACCCTGAACCTCGACACCTCGTGCGTCAACTTTGCTGCCGCGGATTGCCAGAAGTTGACGGAAAGTCGCCTCGGCATTGCGCAGTTGATTGTCGACCATGATGGCCATAATCTTCTGCACACTCTCCTTTACCTCTTGGTGACCTACGGAGTTTTTGACAGCGGAAATCAACCGCTGTATTTCTCCCGAAGTCATGCCGGAAAGGTATCCGTTCTGCATAAGGATTCGGGCGAGGTCGCCGACACGCTTCACGATGGCTTGGTCGTAGCGTTTTTGTGCGGCCATAGCCCTGCGGAGCGATGTCAGATTGCCGCCGATCGCCCTCATCGCGTCATTGCGCAAAGTAAGGTCGCCGCCTTGATTATTGCTAAGCCGGATAGCGGCATTGGTTATACGCTCCTCCAGCCCTACGCTGCGGTCGTTCCAGATGTCGCCGGTTTCGCTGTCAGTATCGCGGAAACGATAACGAGAACTTTCTCCATCCGCAATTGTTGGATTCTCAAATGATTTTACTACCTTTGCCGCATCATCAAGGGCTTGAATGGCGATTGCCTGCGAATTTGATTTCGCTGAGTGCAGCCCGTCTTTTTCTTGATAGAGGTCTTGACTATCTATTTCCTGCTGAACGTACCGGGACGCTGAGGAGAGGTAGTTGAGACCTTTCTCTTTATCGACCCATCTCAGAGTATTATTTTGCACAATCGGATATATGATATCGGCCACATTACGCCCGTGTGCGGACCGAATGTCGTTAACCTCAAGCACATCTCTTCCGTCTTGGATACGGCGGTTAAGTTCAATGGCAACACAAACGTTTTTGCCATCCCTGTCACGCATTTCAGTCAATACGCCAAGAACATCATCAGCGCGCTTGAACACAAATATCGGATGGGAAAGATGACGTGGCATATCAGTCAGTCCCATGACGTCGATATTGTGTTTCTTAACAGATGCTTTGGCCAGAATCCTTTGACGCATTACAATCGGGAGATTGGGCAGGAAATAACGCATGATGCCTTGGGGTTGTCCGATATGTAGTGTTTCATTCTTATCCATTTCTCCTCTACCATAGCGTTCAAGCTGGCTATTGAACCTCGCGTTGGCTCGTTCAATCAGAACCTCCTCCGATTCCTCTCTGAACACCTCGTCGCGGTTCAGCCCCAGCTCCCCGCGCCTGGCCGCGTCTCGCGCCATGTCCACATAGTCGCCTTTACCGCGCAACTTCTCATGGCTGCGCCACAGCATGTAGCGCAGTTCGTTGTCACCAAGCTTTACCCACTTTGGCAATTTGAGTGAACCGAGGAACCTGTTGATAGTCTCCAACACCTTAGCTTTGAGTTTCGCCCAAACACCGCGTTCGGCTTCGGTGAAATCCTCAAACCCTTTCTCGCTAAGTCTGCCGAAAAGCTCGTCTACGGCCACCCGGCGGTGGTGTTCATATCCTTTGCCTGGGTCGTTCATGAAGCTGTGCGTGGTCTCTTCGTCGATGCCGCTCTTCAAGTCATCCTTCAAATGATTGTAGACCTCGTCGCAGAATGAGTCATAGTTTTCTTCACCTATCATTTCACGCAGTTCCTTGTGGGCCACGACCTCATGAAACACGGTTTCTGCCACGTCCTCGACATCGACATGATTGGGTGCCAGAATCACGACTTCACCCGTGCCGGTGTCATAGAAGCCTTTTTTGGAGCGTATGAAGTCAGGAAGATCATCTATATCGGTGACAATACGGATAGGTGTGTTAAGCCTCTTGCCCAGTCTTTGTGCGGCTTTGACTACCGGCGATACGCCATACTCGCTGCCCGGCTCAAAGAGGAAACCCTCGTCATTGGCACTTCGGGTATAGTTCCCCTCGACATGAACGACATCAAGCAATCGTGGACCACCGTTGCGTGAGCCGCCTCCGACTTTCTCCACTTGGTCTTTGAGTGACCTAAAGGCAGTACCTTTAGCCGAGAAGTTGTCAAAGTCTCCATAAATGATAGCTGACAAGCCACCGAACTGAATCACTCGCTCAGTGATATATCGTGCTTTCTCTTCGACGTTTTCGGAGATTTCAGTAAAGGGGGTGTGGATATTGCCGACAATCCGATTTGCCTGTGAAAGAATGAGGAAAGAAATCTTTGCCCGGTCACCCATACGATGGGAATTGAGGAACTGCGCCACATCCTGCGGCCCGCGAACCAATGGCTGTGACATCGGGTCATAGTAGGGTGAGAATATTTG